TATTAATGAGAAAGGTACATGGAAGTTTCTAAATGAATATGCTGCATTCTTAAATGAACATACTGCTTGGTATAGACCTATGTCTCCAGATAAAGTAATGATGTGGCAACAAAAGATTGAAGTAAGAAAAGGAGATAGAAAAGCTGAGGTAGGATTAAAAGGAACACTACAAGGAATGTCTTTTGATAAAGATCCTACAAATGGAGTAGGTGGACCAGTTAAATACTTCTTTCATGAAGAGGCTGGTATTGCTCCTAAAATGAATACAACATTTGGATATATTAAACCTGCTCTTAAATCAGGTATGATTACTACAGGATTATTTATTGCAGCAGGATCTGTAGGTGATTTAGATCAATGTGAACCATTAAAGAAAATGATTCTAGATCCAGAAGCAAATGATATTTATTCTGTAGAGACAGATTTATTAGATGAACAAGGTACTTTAGGTAGGTCAGGTTTATTTATTCCTGAACAATGGTCAATGCCACCTTACATAGATGATTATGGTAATTCACTTGTAGAAGAAGCATTACAAGCATTAGATGATTATTTTGAGAAGATAAAGAAATCTATGGACCCTGAAGATTATCAGTTAGAAATATCTCAGCATCCTAGAAATATAGCGGAAGCATTTAAACATAGAAAGATATCTAAGTTTCCATCACATCTTGTTACTGCACAAATAAGAAGAATAGAAGATAAAGAATATGCATATGAGTATCTAGATATATCTAGAGATGACACAGGAAAGATTAAAGTAAAAGATAGTAATAAGTTACCAATATCTGAATTTCCAATAAGTAAAAAGACAGAAGATAAAACAGGATGTCTAGTTGTATGGGAAAGACCTATTAAAGATCCAGTATATGGTCAGTACTATGCTTCTATTGACCCCGTAGCTGAAGGAAAGACAACTACCTCAGACTCATTGTGTTCTATCTATGTAATGAAAGCTCCTGTAGAAGTAACTAAACATACAGCTGGAGAATCAGAAACTTATATAGAACAAGATAAAATAGTAGCAGCATGGTGTGGAAGATTTGATGATATCAAACAAACACATGAAAGATTAGAAATGATCATAGAGTGGTATAATGCTCAAACTGTTATTGAGAATAATATTTCTTTGTTTATTCTATATATGATATCTAGAAAAAGACAAAGATATCTAGTTCCCAAAAACCAAATAATGTTCTTAAAAGACTTAGGTGCAAATGCTAACGTCTTCCAGGAGTATGGTTGGAGAAATACTGGAGTACTATTTAAACATCATCTTCTAAGTTATGTAATAGAATACTGTAAAGAAGAACTAGATACTGTAACTAAACCTGATGGAACTATAGTAAGAACAACTTATGGTGTAGAAAGAATACCAGATATAATGTTACTTAAAGAAATGCATGCTTATGTAGATGGTCTGAACGTGGATAGACTTGTTGCATTTTCTGCAATGGTTGCATTTATGAGAATACAACAGGCAAATATAGGATATGCTAAAAGAGTTATTATGGATGATGCAAGTAAAAACTTGCAAAAGTCAGAAAATTTGTTTAAATTAAATAGCAGTCCTTTTCGTCATATGGGAGGAAGAGGTACTAAGATTAACGGTCAATATATTAAAAGATCAGCATTTAAAAATTTTAAATAAAAGACATGCAAGTATATAATGCAATGCAGCTTAAAGCTGGAGCTAAAGTAGAAGCAAACAGAATGGGGAGTTTAACTCAACCATTACAATTTATTTCTAAAACAGATAAAACTGATGAGTGGGCCGGTTGGAATATGGATTGGATTGAATGGCAAGGATTAAGACAAATCCGTAAAAATGCCAGAAGACTAATGAAGAATTATAAACTTGCAAAAGGATTAATAGATAGATCTGATTACATTGTTGAAGAAAATAATGAAAATAGTGACATTATAGATTTTCTTACACGTGAAGATAGTTCAGCATTAGAATTAAAATTTTATCCTATTATTCCAAATGTTATTAATGTTCTAGTAGCTGAGTTTGCTAAGAGGTCTACTAAACTTACTTACCGTGCAGTAGATGAAAATTCATATAATGAAATGCTTGAGCAAAAAAGAAAGATGTTAGAAGATACATTACTTTCTCAAGCACAAGTTAAAATTTCTGCTGCATTAATTGAACAAGGATTAGATCCTTCTTCTGAAGAAGCACAACAACAACTTGGTCCAGATCAATTAAAGTCTTTACCAGAAATTCAACAATTCTTTAGCAAGGATTATAGATCAATGATTGAACAGTGGGCAACACATCAACATAAAGTAGATGTTGAAAGATTTAGAATGAATGAACTTGAAGAAAGAGCATTTAGAGATTCTTTAATTACTGATAGGGAGTTCTGGCATTTTAGAATGATGGAAGATGATTATGAAGTAGAAGTATGGAATCCTTTAGTTTCTTTTTATCATAAATCTCCAGATGCTAGATATATATCTCAAGCAAATTGGGTTGGTAAAATAGATATATTAACACCGTCTGATGTAATTGATAAGTATGGTTATCTAATGACAGAAGAACAATTATTAGCATTAGAAGCTCTTTTTCCAATTAGATCAGCAGGATATAATATTGGTGGTATGCAAAATGATGGTTCATTTTATGATGCAACTAGATCACATGATTGGAATACAAATATGCCATCTTTAGGAATGAGACAATACACTTCTGCTGTAATGCAGAATGGTGGACAAGGTGATATAGTAGAACATATACTTTCTGAAGGAGAAGATTATACACGTGAAGGTTTTCTTGGTTTATTAAGATGTACTACAACTTACTGGAAGTCTCAAAGAAAAGTAGGACACTTAGTTAAAATAACTGAGAAAGGTGAAGTAACAAATGAAATTATTACTGAAGATTATAAAATAACAGATAAGCCAATTTATGATGATAGATTATTTAAAAATAAATCAAAAGATAATTTATTATTTGGAGAACATATAGATTGGATTTGGATTAATGAAGTATGGGGTGGAGTAAAGATTGGTCCTAATATGCCATCTTATTGGGGAATGACTAATCCAGGAGGATTCTCACCTTTATATATTGGTATTGAAAAAAATAAAATAGGATCACTTAAGTTTCAATTTAAAGGTGATAATACATTATATGGTTGTAAACTTCCTGTAGAAGGTTCTGTATTTTCTGATAGGAATACTAAGTCAACTGCTCTTATTGATTTAATGAAGCCATATCAGATTGGATACAATATAGTAAACAATCAGATTGCTGACATATTAGTAGATGAGTTAGGTACTATTATCATGTTAGACCAGAACACTCTTCCTAAGCACTCTTTAGGAGAAGACTGGGGTAAGGGTAATTATGCTAAAGCATATATGGCAATGAAGAATTTTCAGATGCTTCCTCTTGATACTAGTATTACTAATACAGAGAATGCACTTAACTTCCAACATTTTCAGAAACTAGATCTATCTCAGACAGAAAGATTAATGTCAAGGATACAATTATCTAATCATTTTAAACAACAAGCTTTTGAAGTAATAGGTGTTAATCCACAAAGAATGGGACAACAGTTATCTCAGATGACTGCTACTGGAGTTGAACAAGCAGCTGCATCATCTTATGCTCAAACAGAAATATACTTTATACAGCATTGTGATTACTTAATGCCAAGGGTACATCAGATGAGAACTGATTTAGCTCAATATTATAATTCAACTAAACCATCTGCAAGATTAACATATCTTACAACTCTTGATGAACAAGTTAATTTTGAAATCAATGGTACTGATTTATTAATGAGAGATCTTAATATCTTCTGTAGTACTACTGCAAATCATAGAGCAGTCTTAGAACAACTTAAAGGAATGGCAATTCAAAACAATACTACTGGAGCTTCTATATATGATCTTGGTAAAATTGTTCAATCTGATTCAATTGCAGAAGTAAATATTGTACTTAAAGAATCTGAAGCTAAACAAAAACAACAGAAAGATGCAGAAATGCAACAACAACAGCAAATGCAAGAACAACAAATTCAAGCAAGATCAGAAGAAGAAAGACTTAAAAGAGAGTATGAAGAATCAAGAGATGAGAAAAATAGACAAAGAGATCTTCTTGTTGCTGAAATTAGATCTGCAGGAATGGGCTCTATGGTTGATCTTAATAAAAACTCAGAGAATGACTTTAAAGATGCTATGGCTGACATAAGACAAACTGAACAGTATCAGGTACAAACAGATCTTCAAAGAGATAAAGAAACTAATAGGATGTCTATTGAGTCAGATAAGTCTCAGATTGAAAGAGAGAAGCTTCAATCACAAAGAGAAATTGCAAATATGCAGTTACAAATAGCTCAAGAAAATAAAAATAAGTATGATAATAAAAATAATAAGAAATAAATAACACTACTTAGCTATATACTGAGAAAATTAATTTTTTTATTTTAAATACCTTAAGTTTATTTTGTATATTAAAGTATAATTAAAACCAACAGAAATGCAAGAAACTAACAAAAATCCTGATGATGCTCAGGTACTTGATACTACAACGGTAGGACAAGCAGAAGTAAATATTGATGAGTTATTTGGATTACCAGGTGCAGAAAGTATAATGCTTCCAGCAGATGGTGAAGAAGAAAAACCAAAGTCTATGTTCTCTAAGGAGATGGTAGACACTACGTTCCTTGACAAGTCTTCCTTTTCTGAAAAGAAAGAAGAAGATGTAGAAGTAAAAGAAGCAATAGCTGAACTTGATGGGTTAATCACTCAAGCAGAAGATGCTGGAGGTAAAGGAAGACCTAAAATAGATAAATCAGGTCTTGCTGAATTAGCATCTAAAATGATTGAAGAAGGTTCTTTAGTTGGATTTGATGATGATAAACCATTAGAAGAATATACAACAAAAGACTTTAGAGAATTGTTTGAAGCAAATTTTCAAGAAAGAGAAAATAAGATTAAAGCAGATACTCCTAAAGAATTTTTTAAAGCTCTTCCAGAAGAACTTCAAATTGCAGCAAAGTATGTAGCTGATGGAGGACAAGATTTAAAAGGTCTTTTTAGAACTCTTTCTGCTGTAGAAGAGATATATGATTTAGATCCTACTATTGAACATGATCAAGCAGAAATTGCAAGACAATATCTTTGGGCTACTCAATTTGGAACAGCAGAAGAAATTGAAACAGAAATAGGAGAATGGTATGAAATGGGAAGATTAGAAACTAAAGCTAACCAATTCAAACCAAAATTAGATAGAATGCAAGAAGAAATTGTTGCAAGAAAATTAGCTGAACAAGAAGGTAAAAAGCAACAACAAGCTAAACAAGCAAAAATGTATACTGATACTGTATACAGAACACTTGAGAAAGGTGACTTAGGAGGTCTTAAATTAGATAAGAAAGTACAAGGCATGTTATACTCAGGTTTAGTTCAACCAAATTATCCTTCAATATCTGGAAAACCTACAAATATGTTAGGCCACCTTTTAGAGAAGTATCAGTTTGTAGAACCAAGACATGATCTAATTGCAGAAGCACTTTGGTTACTTGCTGATCCAAATGGATATAAAAATAAAGTAAGAGAGCAAGGAAGTAAAGAAGCTATTGAAAAAACAGTAAGACAATTAAAAACAGAAGAGGCAAGAAAAATTACTTCATCTACTGCTAATGAACAAGACGAAGTAAGAAGAGGTACAAGTAAACAACAACCAAACACAATCTCCAGAAATGGTGGAAGCATGTTTAGAAGATTTTAATAAATAAGTAACAAATAAAACAAATATAAAAATGGCAACTCCAGTAATGAACAACGGCATATTCCTCCGGGATACAGCCTATGCGGCAAGTTCCCATGTGGATTC